AGTATTCTAATCCTACCCCATGATTCTCACAGTAATCAACCAGTCTTACTTCTTTATTAACTAGCTGTGCTACCCATATTGCAGTAGAATCAGACATACCTAAATCCCAGCCTGTATACGTTCTAGCTAATCCATCTCTTTCTATATCTATGAACCTATTTTTCTCTTCTAGTTCATTCATAATTTTAGAATAGTATGAACCCTCTACAGGTGCAGAGAATGAACATTCAAACTCTTGCATATACTTATCTTCGCCCATTGCAGAAAATGCTGCTTTGAGCTCTTCTTTATCTAATATATTAGTCTTGCTTGACTTAAATTCTAATAGTTCCCAGCCATCTTTCTTTTCAGCTCTATCGCGTAAGTCTTTAAAATGGTTTTGCCCTTTAGGTGTACCCATTGCTAGACAATAACCTTTTCTATCTGCTAGTGCAGGGCGTAGTATTTCTGTAAATAACGTAGGGTTAATATCACCCACCTCATCTAGTACGCATCCATCTAAATAAATACCACGAAGTGAGTCTGGGTTATCTGCCCCATACAACGATACACGCCTACCCATAAAGTCTACACGAAGTTCAGCAATATTTGCTTTGCCCCCTAAAGGTCGTGTGTACTCTAATAGGTAATCCCACGCAATTCTTTTTGCTTGGTTATAGGTTGGAGCAACATAGGCATATCTTGGGTTCGTTTTATCACATTGCAATGCACTGTGGATAAGCTGGTTAATTGCACAGACTGTTTTACCCATCCTACGATGAGCCACCACCACACTAAAACGATTGTTTTTAACCATTGTATGAATAGCTTTTTGTGGGTCACGAGGAATATATCCTGTTGTTATTGTTTTTTCTGCCATTGTTATGCGACTCTTTACAGGTCATCGCCCTTATTTAAAATACTTAGTAAATAAAAAATTTATTCCTTTGTCTTGTGGATTTTTGTAAGCATCTATATTAACTTGCCCACCTAAAATATTAGCTAATACTCCAGCCGACATTTCAGTACCCATATCTGATTTTGTAACATTAGCATTAACTGGTCCATATTGACCTGATAATGATTTAACATATTCATCTGCCATTGCTTTTAAGTTTAAACCTGATTGGTCTTGATACTCTGCAAAGCCATAAGGTACAAGTTTATCTTCTGCACTAGGAATGTAATCAACTCCACTACCTAAATTAAGTAGCCCTTGTGGCAAATATTGTGTGTGTCCTAAAGCTGTACCAACTGTATTAGGACTTGCATACAGTTCTGCTTCACCAGAATACATGGGTGAGCCATAAAGCTCAATATACTTTCTTAATAATTCTTCTTCCATGTTCTGCCTTTAATTGTTTCATCCTTTTTAATCTAGCTTCCCTAGACATTGTAATCCATTGGTCTAAATCTTCGTATGTTCTGTAACAGCTCACACATCTTGGTTCACCACCAGTAGTGTCTACTATACGGCATACACCTGTACATGGCGAATCATCTACCACTTTACTTTATTCGCCCAATAGGCGGCTGACATTTTTCCTTTTGCTATGTTTTTAGCGTGTCTTGCTTTAAATGACTTTTGTCTAGCAGTAGGCTTTTTATCGCCTGTTACACCCTGTTGACCAAAGCGTATTGTTTTTACTTTATTGCCTTCTTTAGCTACAACTACATGACTCTTCTTAGGATGGCTTGGTGTACGTTTTGGTTTATTGTAACCTGATACACCTGCTCTTGTAAGTCTAGAGTCTTTAGCCATACTATTTTGCTTTTGGTTTTTTGTGTGTTAATACTTTGCTACTTGCTGTATGCGTAGCACCTGACATTAACTTCCCATTAGTCTTATGTGTTTTACCTTTGTAAAGTTTACCATTTGGTAAGTAATGTGCGACACCTTTAGCCATTATAAATTAATCCCCTTTTTTTCTTGGCGTTGTATGCGGAAACAACCCAAATCAATAATAAAGAAACTATAGTGATGTGTATTTTTGCTATCATCCACTTTTTTATCTTCATAAAATTCAAAACCAAATTGCATGCCCCAAAAAATATGCCATGACCACATTATAGTATTCCTCTTGACTTCTGTATAAACTGTATTTGATTAGCTACCTCTTCTGATATAGGTGGAAACAGTTCAGGTGCTTTACCCATCTCTAGTATACCCATTGCATTAGATAATGGGTTAGCTGTTTTTCTCAAATCTTTTGTAAATTTAGGGGATAATGTTCCTGAATATAGTTTTCTCATATAATCATCACCTAATAAATCGTATACAGGTATATCGTCTACACCTAGTGATCCACCGTAAGTCATATTCTTATAGGCTCTATCGTAAGCAGGATGGTAAGTCACATCGGATAGTGTTAACTTATCTACATCAGGTACATCCAATAGTGTATTGCCTGCTCTATACTGTGGAAGATTTTTTAACCTTGCATCTAGAACTGCACCTCTAACATCATCAAAGTTATAGCCAAGTTGTTTTTGATACTTTTGATTTTCCATACGCTTGGCAAATGCTTTTCTGTATTTACCACCTAATTTTAATTGCTCACGACCTTCAGGTGTCATGATACCTTTCCAATTAGGAACATCTTCACCTTTAGAAAGACCTATACCCTTTCTCATTTCATCATCTAAATCTTTAATTAATTCTTTTGTCATACGACCATTATCTACAAACTGTGTTAACACTTCAGATGTCATATTAGAAAAGTATTCAGGTCTACCTGTAACATTAGACATTGTTTCAGGCATGACGATGACCTTACCTGATCCACCTAATGACTTATTGTAATCACGAGCTACATTAACTTTTTCTACAAGTGCTTGTGCCTGACCTTTATTCGATGCATACCCTAGCAAGTTATCATAGATGATTGGATCACGAGCATATTGAAATCCACCTGTAGTCATAACAGGGTTAGGCAATCCAAAGTCAGACACACTATCAATCAAGAATCCTCTAGTGGTAGCATCACTTGGAATGAACACTATAGATGATCCTGCTAGATCTTTTCCTGGAATAATTTTTTCAGGTATTAATTTAGTTTCTTGTTTACCTGTGAACCTATTTCCAACAAGTGGGTTAGGGTTAGTTGCTGTATTCACTAGAAACTGATTAGGAAATTTGCTTACAGTTCCAAGCATTCCTGCTACTTTAGACATTGGATTAACCAAGTCCATTGCACCTTCAGGCGTTGTCAGGTTTTGTAGTGATTGATCAAGACTTCTGTTGACTGCTTCACTTACATTATCACCGCGCAAGTATGCAGATAATGGAGTATCTTGTTGTGTGTACCAATCTAACAACCCATTCAAACTAGCCATGATTACTTCTTCTTGGCTTTATTCTTTTTAGATTTAGGGAATCCTTTCTTCATGTTAGCGTATGCTTTGTCCGATATAGTGGATTTACTTTTTGGTCTGCTTATTCCCTTTTTTTTACGAGCATTGATATTAGCATATAGTCCTTTTGACATTATTAATATCCTAACAATCTTAAAATTTGATTCATTCCCTTGTTTGGTGTTTGCTGATCATAAATTTTTTGTTGTTGCTGTTCAACATACTCAAGCAAATATTGTTTTTCAGGGTCGCTTAAATTCTCAAAATCAACAGGCGCATTACTTCCCATGTTCAAAGGTGTATTTCCTCTTTCAATCAACTGATTTAAGATTGGATCTGTTTGACCAGGCATAGATGCAGAAGCTAGCATTGTTTCTCTGCTACTCAACTGACCAAATGGATCAGCGCCAAGAAGACTCACTTCGTTTCCACCATTCATTTTTTGCAATAACGCTAACTCGTTCATGCTTAATTGACCAAACGGATTATATCCCATCATTTCTTTTTTCCTTTTCCATATTTTTTACCGTACTTTTTCATGTTAATTTCCTTTTTTGAAAAACATAATTATTTGATTTTACGAATGATTTACTAACTAACTAGGTTAATTAACCAATAAAAAAAAGAGCCACTTCTCGGAGGATGAAATGGCTCTTACGGAGGGTAAGAAAATGCAGACGCATCTTTCCTACAGGTATATATTATACAGATGTTTTTTCAGATTCTAGATACCTATTTATCAATAATGTATTTTATTTTCAATTAACGCTAGCAAATGATTTAAGGCTAATTCTAATTTCATCTCATAAGCAATGGGTTTTTTACCGCTAAGATAACGATAATAAATGGCTGATTTTTCTTCAGGTAATAAATCATCAATCGCTGTATCAATAATATCTACATTAGTAGAATTAGAATTTTCAATCATGTCTTCAAAAGTATTATTACCGCTAGAGACCACCCCTGTAGATTTGCTTGGATAACCTAATTTATTTGAATGAGACTTCATCCATAAAGACCAATCTTTTAAAATATCTTCTAACCTGGATAGAGTAATCATGACCAATCATACCTAATTTATTGTATACTTTTAAAGTATAGACTTATTGCCTTACAGATCATGCAATGATGAAATCGTTCTCATCTCTCAAAGTTGCCAACCCTAGAGGGGGTTGTCAACCTCGCATCTTTCTCGCTTTCACATTGCCTGTAAAACTAGGTTAGATTTTATCATGTATTTTCCACATTCTAGATACCTGAAGAAGTATTTTTACAAAATAAGTGCAAAAAAGGTTGATTTTCTTTATCAAAAGCGTATGATACTAATTAAGACATTTAACTAAACGGAGGTAAAAATGGCTTATTTAGATGGTATTACGGAGTTAGCAACAATCCTTACAGCTTGGCGTGAGGATATGCAAAATGACAATAACAATGATGTCGTTGAATCTCATGACATCTTTGATCCCATAAAAGAATATGACGATTATCACGATTGGATTTCTACTCGTGACGAGGAAACATTTTCTTATCAAACTCAACATCAAAACTCTATTAACGGAGGTAAATAATGAAAAACAATAAATTATTTGATGATTACATCGCAAAACTTAAACGTGCAGATTGGTTCTACGATTATTCTGATGACCATGCAGTTTGGAATCAAGGTAGAATCTTTATCCTTGAATTACACAAACTAGCAAGTCAAGTTGATCATGACTATGTGCATTGGAATTATTATTGCAAAAATGATGACCTCAAAGAAAAAACTTTAATTGGAGGTAATCACTAATGGATTATGTAGACATTAAAGCAAACAAAGAAGCGTGGTTCGAGCAATTTATCGAAGACTATATGAGCGATGGTTGGCTAGAATCTTTAGCCACCACCCTAGCGTATAGAAATTTTGATGAACTTTACAACAAACTACCTAACGGAGGTGAATAATGATGGAAATAAACAAAATACACGGACTTTTTATTACAGAAGACCAGGCATACGATTTAGCTTGTCGTAGCGAGTTTATATCAGCAACACCATATAATTTGGCTATTATGCAAATACGTGAACATTGGAGGTCAGTCAGATCAGAAGAACTTTATGAGCCTGTAATTGAATTTAATGTTCCTAACATAAAAACTGGTCGCAATAAAAAATTTTGGATGAACTATGGTTTTGTTGGAACTAAAGGATATATGGCGTGTACAGTAAATAGCGTTATAAATGGACATTCTTTTAGTCCTAAATATGGTTTTGAATACGATGTGCGTTCAACATTAACTAACTTGGAAGTGGCATAAGCCGCTTCTACATCGGAGGTAATTAATGATGGAAATAAATATAAATAAAACTTATCATCGAGCATTTGGTAATGGGTGGACTCAACCATTCAAAATAATTAAATTTGTTCGTGGATCAACAACACGAGGTTACATTGAGGTTTATGAGAAATCAAAACAAAGATGGAAATCAAAAACCAAACCTTATGACTTAACAGAAATTATTTTGGAGGAAATAAGATGACTAATCAAGTTTTATATGATGCTTTACATCATGCCGAAAACTTAGAAAAGCAAGGCAAGATTAATGATTGGGCGTGTTGGGAATTTTTACGCGCGGTCGATCAAATTTTAATTGAATTAGAAAAAAGGGGAGGTTAAATAATGCCTTACATTCAGACATTAATAGAAAAAGACGGCAACATTGAATTACGTCAAGATGAATATGATGCAGAATTAATGCTATTTTATGAGAGCAATTCGCGGCTTGATCGTAAGGCTAACAATTGCATAAGGTTATGGGATAAGCACGGCAAAGAGGTTGATATGCAAGGTTTAAAGCTCGTTGTTTATTCTGAAAAAGAGATCAAAGAGGGGAATAACCATGAATAAATATATTATCACAGGGCGCGTAACTAAAACTATTGAGGGTTTTGAAACACCTCAAAAGGCAAGAGAAGAGTTTATTAATTTAATTGGTCATGATGAAGATGTTATGATTTTTGATGAAAATGGGGAGGAAATTTTATGAATAAAACAGAAAAAGAGTTTCAAGCGGGTTACGATTTAGGGCTTGATTTAATAGATAAGTTGGGGGTTAAAACTAAAGAGAACCCTACCTCAAACCATATGGCAGGCATTGTATCAAGTATATTAAACTTTGCTTATGTGTTTGCACCTAGCGAAAAACACGCTGATAACCTAGTACAATTTTGTATAAAAGAAGCAAGGCGTGATAGTAGAGAGTATAAAAAGGGGGAAAGTCATGACTAAGATGATTAAAGATTGGACAGATGCTGTATGGGCTATATCTAACATCTCTGCAATAGCAGGTGAATTGGTTGTTAGTTCTGACGAAGGACGATGTATGTCATGGGGTTCAGATGACGGCTACTGGTTACACCTAGAAATCTGCGATGAAGGAAAACCACGCATTTTAATTAATGATATGACTGCCCCGACACAAAAAATGTGGGGCGTTATCGGCTATTGTACGTATAACCATATTTATTTTGAATATCAAGACAATGGCTATGAAGATAAAAACGCACAGGAGGAGCAATTATGAATTTTGTAGAGATAGGCAATTTATCAGACACAACTAATGCAAAATTAGATTGGATCATTCACATTATGGAAACACGAGTGGTTCATAAAATGACACGAGGTGAAGATCCAAAGTTTGACACAAATGATTTTCATGCAATGTCATGTGTTTTTAATGTGCCAAAATCAGAGTTAAGAAAAATTTTTAAAGCATGTTGGTCTCTTTGGACTAAACAAAAACCAGAGGATAGATTATGAGTAATTTTTACCAAAAATATTATCGTCAATTAGAAGGAGTAATATATGAAAGCATTAAGTGAAATACAAAACAAATTACAAGTTAAAAAAGATGGAAAGAATCCATTTAGTGGTTGGTCTTTTCGTAACATAGAGTCCATTTTAGATAAACTTAAAGATATAACAAAAAATTATCCTGAAGTGGTCATTACGTTGACAGACGAGTTTAAAGACTTTGGTCAGTTTGGAGTTGTATGTGAATCAACGGCTACTTATTACGAGGATGGTTGTGCATTAGTATCTTGTAAGGGTAGTGCTAGGGTTCACTTTGGTAAGAAGGGTTGTGATGCATCGCAAGAATTTGGGTCGGCTAGCAGTTATGCAAGGCGTTATGCTATTTCAGGTTTGCTTCTAGTGAGTGGTGGTGAAGATGATCCTGATGAAACTGACACTACGGATCTGAATAACGGTGAAGTGGTTGTCAATCCTAAGGTCATAGAGGATGATTTACCTTTATGATTCAAATCCAAGACCTATTAGGTCGTTTAACTAAGGTAAAAAAAGTAGGGGAAGGTGAGTGGATCGCATCTTCCCCTACAAGGAGGGATAGCACCCCATCACTTGCGATTAAACTCACGCATGACCAAAAGATATTGTTAAAAGATTTTGGTGGCTCAAGCGTTGAGCAAATTTGTGATGCCATAGGGATAGGCGTACATGATCTATTTCCTGATAACTTAAACAAAAATTATGATAAAAGAATTATTTATCCGTTTAGTTCAAACGTACTCAAAGCATTAAGATTTGAATTAGGCATAGTATTGGTAAGCGGAATCCATCTGCTTAAAGATAAAAAATTAACTGAAGAGGATATGGATAGGCTTGCCCTTGCAGTTGAACGAATTAAGGAATCCTACGAATTATGTCTAAAATAGAGCAGGGCGCAGAGGTATTAGACAAGCTAAGATTAAAAAGGCTGATGGTTAATGATAGTGACCTAGATAATTATGCTAGTCAGGTTGGTTTAGATGAGCATACTACAATTAGAAAACCTAATGACTTTATGGAGGAAACCATAGACTACTTTGAAAGTGGCGGTATGATGCAGGGATCGGCTCTTGGCTTTCCTTTGCATAAAGACAAGGCATTTAGGTTTCAGGATAGGCAAGTAACTGCCTGGAGTGGTTTTAATGGTCATGGTAAGTCAATGTTTTTAAATCAAGTATTACTACATTTTATATTAGATGAGGATCAACCATGTTTAATGATTAGTCCTGAAATGTCACCAAAAATGCAGTTGGCTAGATGGGTCAGGCAGTTTGTAAAGAAGTCACTACCGACCCGTGACGATATACTACGGTTTTGTGATGAGGTAGATGACAAATTATTTATATATGACTTTGAAAATGCAGTGAGTAGCACTCGGATTATCAATGCAATTATTTACGCTACAGATAAGTTAAAAGCAAAGCATATTGTCATAGATTCGCTTATGAAAATTAGTGATGTAGATTCTGAAGATTATGGAAAACAAAGAGAATTTTTAAATACGCTTTGCGCATTAGCCAAGTCTCAAGAATGTCATATCCATTTAGTGGCACACTCTCGAAAAGCGTTTGACGAGGATCAGCCGCCTAACAAAATGGATGTGATGGGCAGTAGTAACCTTATTAACCAATGTGATCAACTTGTAACTGTTTGGCGCAATAAACAAAAAGAAAAAGTTGATCCTGATTTGTTGTCGGATGACGATAAGGAAAAATGGCGCAGGAAGCCTGATGCAGAGGTTCACATTCAAAAGAACCGTCATGGTGATTTTGAGGGCGTACTAAAGTTTTGGTTTGATTCACCAACATTAACTTATAGGGAAAAGCCATGAAAAATGAGGGTATAAAAGCAGTTTTAAAAACCATTGTTAAAGAATTTGGTAGCGACATACAATTTCGTGTAAGGCTACATGACGGAAGAGTATTCAAAACTAAAGATTGGGATAAGCTACACAGGGTTTACACTTATAGGAGGAAAAAATGAAGCAAGTATTAGATCCTTGTTGTGGATGTAAGATGATGTGGTTTGATAAAAATGATCCTAGATGTTTTTTTGCAGATCAAAGGCAAGGCAATTTAGATGTAAGTCATTGTAGTAAAAATCCAGGAAAAAAAATTATAAATCCTGATGTAATTCATGATTTTAGAAAAATGGATTTTAAAGATGAATCTTTTTGGCATATTGTGTTTGATCCACCTCATGTAAAAAATTTATCATTAGATTCAGTTACAGGTTTTAGTTATGGCTCTTTAGATAAAGACACTTGGCAAGATGATTTAAGAAAAGGATTTTCAGAATGTTTTAGAGTGTTAAAAACAAACGGGACATTAATATTTAAATGGAATGAAATACAGATACCATTAAAAGAAGTTTTGTCTTTAACAAAATATAAACCACTTTATGGGCATAGAAGTGGTAAAAAAGCACTTACACATTGGATAGCATTTATTAAAATGGAGGAATAATTATGATTGAATATGCTTTTGTATTGGTAATAAGCACTAATCTAATAGAAGACGATTTTAAATACATAGGTAACTTCGAATCTTGTCAGCACGCAAACCTTTATATTTCTTTGTATCATCCTGACAAAAGAGCAAGTAAATGTTTGCTACAACAGTACATTCATTTACCTGAAAACATTATTATAAAAAATATAGATATGCGTAGAGGCACAATAAGATATTATGATGAACATGATATGTGTAAAGTAAGGAGAGATTGTGATGAGTAAAGGTTCAGGTCGTAGACCTTCAAAAGTATCAGATGATAAAGTTCAAGAGGCATGGGAACGTATTTTTAAAACAACAAAAAAATTAAAGGAAAAAGATGAGCAAAACAAGTCCGACACAAAGAAGTCTAAAATTGATCCGAACAAATGGCTATCAGACAGTTCAGATTGTTGAAGTATGGATTCCTTTTGGCAATGGCGTTCGCAGAGACCTCTTCAATTTTATCGATATTCTTGCTATCAATGATGATGGAAAAGTCTTAGCAGTTCAGACAACTAGTTATAGTAACATTAGTGCAAGATGTAAAAAGATTGCAGACAATGAGCATATTGCTAGGGTTAGGGCGGCAGGATGGAAAATCGAAGTTCATGGATGGCATAAAAAGAAAAATAAATGGGAGGTTAGAATAGTTGATGTATCATAAACGACAAGAAGATTTTGAGTTTGTAAAATTAGATGGCACTAAAATTACACGAAAAGAATTTATGGAATTAATATTAAATAATGTTACTGACCAAAATGTTAATACTGTAGAGATAGCATCGTTGATTCAAATGCCAGTAAAACCTGTGGGCAATATGTTGAGATATTTAGTAGTAAACGGGTATCTAATATCAACAAAAACACAAAGGTTTACATATTATAGAAAACCTAACTATTGTGCTTTAGCTAGTATGTTTTACGATAAAGAACTCATATTAAAGAACTTTAAAATTAAGGGTAGGACAATGCGTAAGGCAGAAGATGCGCCTTCCACGTCTTATAAATCAAAACTAAACGACTACTCGTGTAATACTAGTAGTTCTTACATAACAAACATGGAGGAAGTTTAATGGAACAAAGAACTCAAGCCTGGCATGAAGCAAGGCTAGGCAAGGTTACTGCATCAGGCGTATCAAACATAATGGGATCTAAAACAAAAGCAGATGGCTATATGTTACAGATTATTTCTGAAAGACTAACAGGAATTCCTTATGAAATACCCATTACATATGCAATGCAACATGGCATAGAGACAGAAGATGAAGCTAGAAAAGTTTATGAAAAGAAGTTTGGTTCTGTAAGCCAAGTAGGTTTTGTAGATCATCCTACAATTCCTATGTGTGGATGCAGCCCCGATGGAATAATTTACGGTGACCGTAATGGATTAATAGAGATTAAGTGTCCTCAAGCGAAGGCACATACAGAGATATTGTTGACAAAAAAAATTCCTCAACAATATATTCACCAAATCATGTGGCAGTTAAGCTCATGTGGTGATGATAAGGAATATGTGGATTTTGTAAGTTATAATCCGACATTTCCCAATGACCTCAAGATGATAGTTATCAGAAAACCTCGTGATAATGATTACATTGCAACACTTGAGGAAAAAGTAAAAGCGTTCTTAACGGAAGTTGAGAATAAAATTAAAGAACTAAAGGAGTTATAAATATGGCACAAGAATACGACAACAAAAATAGATTTGTTCTTTTTAAGAATGATAAACAAGGCGTTGAAGCAAGACCTGATCTTACAGGGAATGCTACATTAGAAGATGGCACAGAAGTAAGGCTATCTGCCTGGATTAGAGAATCAAAAAATGGAACAAAGTTTTATAGTGGTCAGATTCAAGCTAGTGAAAAAAAAGCTACTGAAACTGTTACATCAATTGATCAAATGGAAGATCAGATCCCCTTTTAGGGGATCTTTTTCTATTTGAATTTGTACGATGAATTATTTATTGCATACATACATTGTAACTTCAAAGCCAAAACGCATTTCTGTAGCTGTTGGTTTAGTCCACATGGTTAATTCCTTAAAAAAGTTAATCAAGGCTAAATTATACCTTGTATGTATGTATTTTCTTATTGAACAATGTATGAGTTGGAGGTAGTGATTTGTATGAACATTTTAAAACTAATGAATAAACCTAGACATGAAATGACTGATGAGGAAGTTGAATTTATATGCAAAGCATTTGATATATTAGCTAAGAATGGCACAGATTTTGTAGAAGTATTAAAATCTGAACAAGGCATTGAAAATTTAGTAAATGAATTACAAAAAGCATCAGACAAAGGAGTTCACTAATGAAATGTATTATTGCAATAGGAAGCTATACGGTGGTAATATTAAGCATGTGTTTTTATGGTTATGTTTATATGAATACCGATAAACACAATTATGAATGTAGCAAAGGAAAACTATTTAAAAGCGCTACACCTGATAGTTATGTTTTTATAAAGACATCAAGTGAGTGTTTTGATGCTAGAGACAAACCTTTAATTAAGGAGATAAAAAAATGAATAATTTTAAAGCACAAAAATTAGTTGGACAATATTTTCACACTTATAAATATGACAATGAAACTAATCAATTAGAAATAGAAAATCAAGGGTGTGTTGAAGGTAAGGTAACTGACGAATATTACATTTGCCAGCTATTTAGTTTTATTGATGGAAGCGAAACTAACAGCAAGTTAGTTCACATAAAAGATATGAAA